CTATTTAAACGTTTTTAGCTTATGTCTACGTTTGGGCAACTTACCTGCCTTTACACTTGCAAGTTGTTTATAGACAAGTATGAGCTCATTTTTTGTCTGTTTGTTTGTAAAGTCATCTCGTCTTATTGTCCAATGTAAAATTAACCAAGTTAAATTGTTATAAATATCAGGGTTGTTTCTTGCTATTTGGACTTCGTGAATAAACTCCCTGAAAAAAATACCAATCTCTATAACCATTGTTTTATGTGATTGATAAAGGTGTTGTTCATCGTATAAATGGTGTCTACATGATAGAGCTGCTTGTTCCCAAGTATTTAAAACATATCTTATGGAAGTGAGTACTTTCTGTTCTTCATAAGTAAGTAAATGAGCACTTTTAGCATATTCAACTAGTGGCTTTTTTAACCTGTTTGCCATTGCCTTACTTACAACTTTTATAGATTTATTGTAATGCTTATCGTCTTGCAATGTTTTTCTAAACCCAAGAGAGTTTGTTTGCATGAATGTATGACGATTAGATTTTATTGTTGCTGTCGCAGCTGTAAGGGCTGCTATAGCTGAAATCATTACGCCAACTGGTGCATATACTAACGGACCTTGGTGATCAGCATAGAAAATTAATAAAACAATTAAAATAGAGGGAAGTGTAAAAATAAGTTTATAGGGGATCTTGGTTATCATTTGTATTTTCCATAAAAAAAAGAGCCCCACAGGCTCTTTCTTATAATCCATAATGTCAGGCTTAGATTAAAAGCCCCAATCTTCTTCGCGATAAACATTCATGATATTCACCTTTGGCGTGGTTTGACGTTACATGAGATTTTTCTAATTTATGTAAAATTATTTTGTAAATTTAATTTGTAAAATAACTTTACAACTAAAAATAATACTAACTGACAGGTTGGATAGTTACAAGACATCAGATGTCTTGAATTGCCTTGAATTGCATTGAATCGCGATGAATCTCAATAAAAGCGGCATATATAATATTTTGTTATATAGTGAGGACAACTAGGGAAAAATAGGCTTTTTTCTCTAAAAACGTAGTATTAATGGAGTAATTGTTTTTTCAAATAAAAAAATGGCTTTATTAAGCCATTTTTTGTGTACTTGATGCGTTATTAGCCCTTGCTTCGATCACTGGGCGTAAATCTTTAAGTAATATCTTACCGCAGTCGTTAAAGTCAACGTTCTTGTCTTTATTTGGTTTAAACCAGTCTAAGTGGCAGAACATCATTAAAGAACCTACCGCCACATCAATAAATTGTTCTTCGAATTCCTCTTCAGATAAGGAGTTACATTCAGGAGTTATGTCACCGGGAGCGTATTGACCTGCTGCCGGGTTTGTATCACCAGTTACCAGCCAAAGTGCATATTTTTTAAACTGAGGATGATTGGCGATAGCAAGTAAAGACTGCGCCCCAACATCGCGATTACCTGACTCGTATTTTTTAAATGAGCTAATACCAATGCCGACTAGCTCAGAAAATTGAATTTGATTTAAGCCAGTCGTACCACGAATTAATTTTATTTTATCGCCAAGTGATGTTGACATGGTTCCTCTTTGTGATCTAAAGTTGTCATTAGTGTCATATCCGGCACTTTTTACGTGTTTTGGGTTTTTGCTGTGTCCTTTTTGGTTGTTTTAATAGCAAAAAGTCCTTTTAACTAACTAGGTTAGCACAAAAAGCACAAAAAATGGAACTGTGCAAATTGCTATTAAATACTTAGAGGAACTAAGAATGGATACTAAAAATTATCGCGTCACAATCCAAGGCGAACCAATCAAAGAAGATGAAAAGTTTTTGAAGGTAAAAGACGTTGTTGAGTTTTGCTGCATTTCAAGACCTATGATCTACAAGCTAATGGAAGCAAATAAGTTTCCACCGTGTCATAGAATTAGTGGTCGAGTTTTTTGGCTTGCAACTGACATAAACATTTGGCGCTCAATGACGCCTGAGCATTTCTACAATGAATATGGCGCACAGCTGAAAGCCAAAGCTGAGGGCGCAGCAGCATGAATATGACCTTCGCGTTATTAGCCTGTTTTCAAAAGCCAGCAGTACCACTTAAAGAGGTATGCCAAGAGTATTTAGGTTTATTACCTAAAACTGCTGAGCAAAAAGCAAAGGCAGGCACATTACCCTTTCCTACGTTTAAAGTTCGCGACTCAGAACGTGCACCAACCATGGTGAATATCACTGATCTGGGAGAATACTTACAGACCCAATACGAAAAAGGCCGCGCCGAGTGGCGAAGCGTAAATAACTAGGAGTAATTGGAGTGAATACTGAATTGAGCATATTCGAACTGTCAGCATTACAGAAGAAAAAGCAACCAATATTAGAAGAGAAGATTGATGAACTCTTAGCTGAATCAGTAAATGATTTTAATACCCTAGCTAGCTTCATTAAAAAATTAAAGTCGCACAGAAAAAGCAATATGGGTCATGGATTTAGTAATGAAGCTTTCATAAACACATGTAAAGCAGTGGCAAATCATTCATTGGTAAGTGCTAATTAGGAGTTACCTATGCGTCAGTACACAGAGTTTTGTAGAGAGACATTGTTCAAGAAAAAATCACTTTCTGAACAAGCTAAGTACTTACTTAGTTGTGAAATTACTACGCGAAAAGCGATGCAATGCTTAGAACCTTGTTTGCAAGCGGTAGTCGGTGATTTTCAATTACCAGTGTATTGCCAAGGCGATGAAAGACAAACGATTCAAAAAGCCGTTCTTTGGTTAAAAGAACATGCACTAACAGAACATTAGGAGTAATGATCATGGCAAATGCGATTGTTAAATCAACAACTAATACAAAGCCTGCACCACTAAAAGCCGTTGAAGGGCGTCACATTCCAAAAGGGCTTGCAGAGATTAAAGCGCTAATGGGCAGCGAACGTCATACCCCTGAGTATGTTTACACCAAGGTGTTAAGTGAAAACGAACGCACAATAGTTTGTTTTGCCGCAGGTCTAAAACGCCACGACCTTGAAAAAGGTTTTGCTAATTTTAGTGCTGATACCCGCTTAAAAATTCATAAAGCTATTTTGCAGTTACAAGAACTAGTTAAAGCATTTTCAGATGCTAACGCCATGGCGCCGGCTAAGTTTTTGCAAAACGCCCCGCGTGAACATACAAACACCGACTATTCACACTTAACTGTGCAATCGCACTAGGGGTTGATCATGAGCTCAACTAATCGCGGAACAGTGCGCAATGCTGATGATTACTATGTAACACCACATTGGCTAATTGAAGATTTTATATGTGCATTCAGTGAAAACTGTCATTTCTATTTAGACCCTGAAAATCAGCCCCTTATTTTAGACCCCAGTGCTGGCGGTTGTGATAAGTACGAAATGAGCTACCCAACTGTATTTGAAAAACACGGATTCTCTGTTGAAAGTTGGGATATACGTGAAGACTCTCGAGCTGATTGTACTGGGAGAGATTTTCTATCAATACCTGCATCATTATTGCCTTCATACCATGTAATAATCACGAATCCTCCATTTAAGCTTGCTCAAGAGTTTACTCAGCAGGCACTAGAAATGATAGCTGATGGTGGTTTTGTGATCATGCTGCAACGCTTAAATTGGTTAGGTAGCCAAAAGCGTAAACCAATGTGGCAAAGCTTACCGCTTGCGGCCGTTTATGTTCACAGTAAACGCCCAGGTTTCAATCCTGAAAAACCAAGTCAAACAGACTCTACCGAATACGCCCACTTTGTATTTTGCAAAGGCCACGAACTTGCCCCTGAGCTTTTCGTAATTTAATGCGGGGAATGATGAAAATGAAATTGCACCCAAAAGCAAAAGCGGCACTTAGGTATTTAATAGATTGTGAAAAATCACACGACGTATACAAGATATTTTCTGTTGATAACGAGAAAGCAGGTGAGCAGCTAGAGAAATACGCGCCAGAAATATCAGCGCGGTTTGATTGCATTAACTCACAAACAATAGAAGAGGCTGAGCGTACAGATGCTTGGTTTGACTACTCATACCAAGAATACATGATTCAAGAACGCTTGAATTTTAAGCATGTAAATATTTTTCACAAAGAAAAAATTTACAACGAACTAACCGACATTCCGTTTTAACCACCCCCTAAAGGACTAATAAAATGACCTCTATCAAAGACCAAGATCTATTCAAAAAACAGAATTTAGTAAGAAATATCATTGAGCATGCTATTGAACAAGCCAACTTTACTATCCGAAATTTAGCTAAGCGTCCAACGGTTGGCATGCTGATGGAGTGTGAAAACTGCCTTACTGATTTATTGCCGATTGTAAAAATGATTACTGATGTTCATGACGTATATGCGCCAGTTTGCGACCGTATGAGCGAAACGCTCGACGCAGTTCAGCGCGGTGCTGATTTTGACTTAATTGAAATCGAGCTTAATTAACAATGAGCTTATGGCCTACTTTAAGCTTCGACGTTATTACAGCGGTTTCAGCCATGGTTGAAACCGTTGATAACGTTGAGCATAAAGAAACCTTACTAAGTGGCCTAAGCCGTTTTACCCCTTATATGCAGTACAAAATGGCTAAGCAATACTTGGCTAAAGTGCAGCCGCATAATGATGTTTGGTACAAAGACGAGCCCATAAACCCAAGCGATGAAGCAAACGCTTGGTTTTATGATGTGCTTAAAAATGCAGAATATCGCATCGATGTTAGCTTTTTTAAATTAAGCAAACCTGCCAAGTCAGCACTTAAGAAAGTGCATAACAACAATCACCATAATTACATTGTGCGTGACCTTATTAGCTCTAATCGCAAAGCGAGTATTCAAGCTAGCTTTGTACGTAGAACAGCCGAAACACTTAGCTTTACAGAAAAGCAGCGTGAAGTATTAGCACAAAAGAAGTTACAACCAGCTAGTGATGAAACCGCATTTTTACAAAAACTAGTAGGTGGTGAAGTAACAAGTTCTGTGCGCTCGATCATAGATGCAATTGACGATACTGCAGAAAAAGAATTTGTATATAAATGCTTAAGCAAAGTGCCTAAGCCATTACAAATGCGTGTGGCTAAACGTTTCATTGATAAGTATGAACCAAGCATCAAGCGCTACAAGCAAAAGCGCAATGAAACTACAGAGCAATACACCGATAGAATTGCTTTGCAATCAGCTGAGTTATACCAATTTGACGGTACAACTAAAAAGACAACAAATACGAATATATTCGATAGCATCCGTGATCACCGCAATGCTAACCAATGGCTATTACGGACTATTAAAACGCTTAAGCCGCGCCTAACCATACTTAAACAGATCACAGACAGCATGCCTTTGCCTTGGCATATTTTAGCGAATGTAGATAAAACCAAAAAACATGCTGAAGTATTGGCCCGAGAAGTAACCGAGATACTGAATGACTTACGCATAGAAAACCCAAGTTGGGGCGCGTTAGATAAGTTTGATGTGATCAGCCAGTACGCTGAAAACTTTGGGGTTGTACTTTTTGCGGCTGAAAAAGGTATCTACTTAACAGAGCCAGATGCCGAAGTAAGTTTGTTAAAAGCGCAGTGCCATAAGTGGTGGGCGCGTAAATTAAAGAATATTCGACGCCGTTACCTAGAGCATTTAGAAATAGCAACAGGTGAAGTAGGTAAAGACTTATTTGCAAAGTACGACAAAAAGAAAGGCACTAAAACAGTACGAAAAGGCATTAATGCTTATTGCTCATACCAAGCCCTTAATGAATATAAAGCTGATCGTGAACGTGGTAAACGATACCTTGAAAGCCTTGAGTTAGTTAACGAACAAAACGATGTTATATCGCTAATGAAAGCGGTTGAAGCAGGTATTGCTAACCCTGAAAACATGCGTAATGAGTTAATGCTACGCATACGTGAAACAGAAGAACTAGCCGACGAAATGGGCTATGTAGGCGGTTTTTACAATATTACTGCACCTAGTCGTTTTCATGCGAACTCGCCAAAGTGGGACGGTTCAACACCAAAAGATGCAAGCAATTATTTAAACAAGCTGTATTCACAAGCGCGGGCTAAATTAGACCGTCTAGAAATACCGTATTTTGGGGTGCGCGTAGCCGAACCGCATGCAGATGGTTGCACCCATTGGCATATGCTTTTATGGATGCCCGCCAGGTACTACGACAAAGTTAACCACCTTTTACGCCGATATTTTACCCGCGATGATCGTGAGGTATTTTTTCAGCGCTTTAAAAACCGCAAGCATTACCGCAGGAAGTACAAGCATAACCGTAAAATTTGGGGCCTAAATAAATCAAAAGGCATTTACACCAAAGCGCCGGTTAAAAACTATTTCCCAAGCAGCCCACGTTATACCGCCATGAAAATGGAGCCTGCAAAAATTGGCAAAGATGGTAAACGCATTGGTGGTGCAGCTGCCTATATTGCTAAGTACGTTAGTAAGAACATTGATGGTTTTGGACTCGCCAACGAATACGACGCAGAAACAGGCGAGAAGTTTACCCAATCAGCATTGGTTAACCCTGTTAAAGCATGGGCCAGTACATGGGGTATTCGCCAGTTTCAATTTCAAAAGTCACCCGCCATTACTATTTGGCGTGAGCTGCGCCGAGTGCGTGAAGAAATACAAGGCAATGAAGAACTAGAACAAGTTCGCAAAGCCGCCGACCAAGGCGACTTTAAAACCTTTGTTACTTTAATGGGTGGCTTTGGCATTGGCCGCAATGCACGTTTTAAACCTGTTTATGAATATACAGAGTATGGCAATCAATATGCTGAATGCGTTAAGCGCATTAAAGGCATTGAAGACCTACACGAACCATGCACTTTGATTACCCGTGTTCACACCTGGCAAAAACAAATTATTGGTACTGCCGCAGCTAACGACAACACCGCTGTAAATGGCGCGCAGGATGCTAACAACGTCGGCTCCGCCGACCTATCTTGGTCTAGTGGGAATAACTGTACGCCTTGCACCGTGGGCGATAGAGACGAGTTATTGCTAGATATGATCGGGTTTACCAAAAAACAGATCGTTAAGGTTAAAAAGGATCTGTTAGCAGGTAAAAGGATCAGGCGGAACGGCCAAATTTACCTAATTCGAGACGGTAATTTACTCATATTAGATGAAGAAAAGCAGTTAATTGAACACCGCAAGCAAGCGGTTGACTCAATCGCGCTTACTGAAATGCAAAAACAGCAGAAACTAGCAGGTGATCAACACTCTGAAATTTCAAAAGCCAGCCTGTATGACTTTGCACCAGAGCATGTAAAGCAGCTTAAGAACGGCGGCAATGTGGTTATTGGTAACCGTGTTTACTACATGCAAGGGCATGAGCTGCATAGCTTTGAAAAACTAGATCTTAATAAGCAGCGCCCAGCTGGTAATACAACCCCATCAGAAAAGCACTATCAATATGCGCGTGAGCTCTACGACTTAGCGAACTCATACGCAAAATTAGATGGCAGAACTATGCCATCAGATACCCAGTTTAAAAAAGGTCATGCAGACGTAATTGGTGATCTTGATTTAGCTAGGCTCGTTCTAGCAGGTGAAGCAACAGCAGTCAGTGACAATGACTGGTGGGCATTAGATTTAATGGCGTAGGAGATATTATGAATACTCAAAAAGCAGCAGAGAAAATGCTAGAAACAGGGAAATTTTATACCGCACTTGAGATAGGTAGAGAGTTTGGGGAATCAGCAAAACGAGGAAGTGGCTGGCTGTATAACATTCGTATGAGTTCTCGTTATGAAACGATTGAAACAGAATTACCAAATAGACGGGTGAAAGTTGTTGCTATCGATGGCCGTAGAGTGACTATCGACCAATTGCAGAATAAAGCGTTGATGTTTAAGCGCCCTTCTTTATTGGTAGGGGGGAATTGTCATGCTTTATAAAAATGAAATTGTGGTTGATAACTTTGCAGGCGGTGGCGGTGCTTCAACAGGTATGGAATTAGGTTTAAATCGAAAAGTTGATATTGCTATTAATCATGATCCCGCCGCAATTGATATGCATAAAGTAAATCACCCGGAAACAAAACATTATTGCGAATCTGTTTGGGATGTAGACCCAGTTGAAGCATGTGCTGGTCGTCCTGTAGGTTTGGCGTGGTTTAGTCCTGATTGCAAACATTTCAGCAAAGCAAAGGGTGGAACACCAGTAGAGCAAAACATTCGCGGCCTTGCTTGGGTTGTGGTTCGCTGGGCTGCGTTAGTACCATTGCGCGTATTTATGCTAGAAAATGTTGAAGAGTTTATGAGCTGGGGGCCACTTCTAGAAATATCGCCTGGTGTATGTAAACCAGACCCAGATAGAAAGGGCGAAACCTATGCAGCTTTTATAAAATGCATGACTACTGGTTTAGTAAAAGGCCATACGGCGTGGAAAGAAATTAAAGAAGCACTTGGCGATGACTTTCCCTATCACAAACTTGAAAAAGGTCTAGGGTATAACATTGATCATAAAATATTAACTGCATGTGATTTTGGCGCACCAACCAGTAGAAAACGTTTTTTTCTCGTTGGCCGTAACGATGGGCAAAGTATTAATTGGCCAAATCCAACACATGGAAAAGTGGGGTCAGGTTTAAAACCATACCTAACCGCCGCTGATATTATTGATTGGTCAATACCGGCTAAATCAATCTTTAACCGTAAGAAACCATTAGCTGAAAACACAATGAAGCGCATAGCAAAAGGAATTCAGCGATTTATTGTCGATACAAAAACCCCATTTATTGTTGATCAAAATAAGGCTGTACCATTTATTACTGAACATGCTAATGCGTCTAATCAGCGAAATATGCCAGCTGATGAACCACTTAGAACTATTTGTGCTCAGGTAAAAGGTGGGCACTTTGCTTTAGTAGCTCCAATTATAGAAAGGCAATTCAGTAACTCACAATGCAACGAAGCTAATAAACCGTTAGGAACTATCACCGCAGGAGGTGGCGGTAAGTCTGCTTTAGTGACAAGTCACATGATTAAATTGCGCGGTGATAACGTGGGCCATGCAACAGACGAACCCCTGCATACAATATCGGCGGGTGGTAATCATTTAGGTGAGGTTCAAGCATTCTTAATTAAATATTACGGCACGTCAGATGCACAGGCCATGGATAAACCATTAGGAACCGTTACTACAAAAGACCGTTTTGGCTTAGTGACAGTTAAAGGCGAAGTATATCAAATCGTTGATATTGGTATGCGTATGCTTGAACCACACGAACTATTTGCAGCGATGGGTTTTCCTGATGACTATAAAATAGCATTTGATTCTAAAGGTAAAAAGAACACAAAGAAAAACCAAGTTGCTCGATGCGGAAATGCAGTATGCCCACCTATAGCACAAGCATTAGTTGAAGCTAACCTCGGTAAGCAACAAATTTCAGAGGTGGCAGCATAATGAAACCAACCGTTAAACGACGCAACTGGGTATATCACTCAGTTGTTAAACCTAAACAAAGTGAGAACCAAAATGGAAAATGAAAAATTAACAACAGCACAAGAGCTATCAGTCGTAGTCGATGTTATCGAATATCTTGAAGGCCGTGGAATAGAAGGGCCAGAAGCTGCATGTATTTTAAGAACGGCCGCTACACATATTGAAAACCAAGTGGCTAAAAAGTGCTTTTTAGTCTCAATGGGCAAAGCATTAAACAATTAACGCCAATAGAGTAAGTTAGTTTATAACCCCATTAATTCTAATTGTTGTTCACGAGGTAAGTTTTTAAGTAACGATGCGGCAAGTTCTGCAGTTGTTTGGCGCGGTGGATTTAAGTAATGTTTAAATGCTAATGTACTAACAAACGTTGCTCCACAGTTTTTAACGTCAGTACACGAAATATAGAGATCAGCTACATGGGTTGATTGATTTTCTCTTGATGAAATAGTCGCTTTACTTCCACAGTTTGGACATGTTACCCGCATAGCATTACCCATATAAATAATTTAGATACACTGTGATTATATACAGTGTATCTATCTATAACAAATAAGGTGTATTAAGCTGCTGGCTCTAAATCAAACTTAAGTTTTAACTTGCTGGCTATTTCAGGATCTTGTTCAACCGCATCGACCAAATTTTTGATTAACGGTTTAGTCTCGTTTTTAAAATACATGGCATCGTATTTTGTAGGGTCACCAAGGCCTGCGTTGTTAGATGGAATAATGCCAGATAAGCCTGGCGGAAAACGGTGAGCGTTCAACACATCTTGTGCTGATACGTTCTTAACGTTCATAAACTCATCTTTACTTTCAAAGTTACCGACAGGGATTATCTGTAAGCCTTTTTCTTTACCGTTGGGAATATTCACGAACAACGAACGGAAATTTCCCACGCCCTTACTATCTTGAATTTTCTCTTTGATATCGTCTTCAACTTCAGGGTCTAAGTTAGGATCAGTGGCGTACATGATAAACCCCATGTGCGCGCCGTTGATGTAGTATTTACGGCGAAACAGGGTCGCATCTTCATTTAAAAGCGTCGCTTGTAAACCGCCTAAGTAATCAGGGCAACCATATACTTGTTGAACAGGATCATACTGTTTAATCCAAATGATATCGCGGGCTTTGTATTTTCTCACTTGATTGTTACGTTCAAGCACTACGGCGCCACCATCACCAGCCGCTCGAGTGCGATAACTTGGCAACGGGAATAATCGCACCGGTTGCTTAAAGCCGTTGCGAATTTTAAGCAAGGCCACATCCCCAAATTGCACTAGATTTAAAAATGCAGCCTGTACTTGTTGTGCACTCATACCGCCAGATATATAACGGCCTGCTGCCATATTGGCGCGGCTTACTACAATGCCGCCGTGCTGGGCATTGCGGCGAGTAAGATTTGCTAATAAATGACGGTCTACGGGAGGCTCCCAATAACCGTCCATATCGTTATAAAACAGCGAGTCATAATCGGTTAGCCACATATCTGGCATAACTTGTTCAGGTAAGCTAAACACAACGGGCGCATTTTGTTTACCTTGTTGATCGTCTTGTTGATCGTTTGGCTGGTCAGTTAGTTTTTCTGCATGGTCCATCGTGATTTTCTCTTAAATGCGTGGTTAATCGGTTCGTTGATCACGGCATGACTTATTGCAAAAAATACGTCTGCATGACCTGTGGTGTTATCGCGGCTGGCTTTAAAGGTAATTGCGCCACCTGTCTCTGTGCTGGTTTTACGAATGGCTAGGCAGCTCATGGCAATGTCTTTGTGTGATGCATCCCATTCAATCCGGTTTGCTTCTACTAAGTCGATCATTTTAAGCACTAAACGAGTTTTACTGGTTACGCTGTAATGAATAGCTTGGGCTTCGCGCGGGTAGAGGGTTTCTATTGAATCAAATACACCTGCACCAATGCCTGTGGTATCAACACCAATATAAGTGACGCGATACTTTGCGTATATTTTTTGAATCTCACTTACATGGTGAGCGAAGTTCATTCCACGCCAATAGTGTTTTTCGAGTACACGGAATTTTTCACCGTCTTTTTTAGGTGGCGCTACCACTACTAATGTTGCGTTATCGCGGGTGCGTGAAGGGTCGTAACCTAGCCATACCTCACGGTTACCAAATGGCTGTGCTACACTTGGTTTGTGATCTTGCCAACGGGATGCATCGACCATGCATTTTTCAAGGTCGCTGAATTTAAATATACTGTCTGCATCATCAACAAAGATGCACATAAACAGGTTATTAAAATCATCGGCATTGTATTCATCGCGCAGTTCGTCAATATCAAAGAGGTCACAACCCCCGTTTTGCGCATCAACAATGGTTACTACATAGCGCCATTGTTTATCTGGGCAGAGCCTGCCGCCATCGCGTAAATCATCAAAACTAGGAAACTCGATTTCTTCACGTTCAGCACGGCCAGTTCGCCAGTGATCACCTGTCCAAAAGGTATAAGCGGGGTGTGCTTTTGTTGACGGCGTTGAAAAGTAAGTTTTACGCCACTTTTTATGGGTTGCCATGGCACTGGCAAGTTTATTGAGCTCGTTAAACTTACCTATCCAAAAGTACTCATCTATATAAACATGGCCGTGGTAACTTTGCGCCGTTTTGCTATTGGTACTTAAGAACCGTAATTCAGCATCGCCATGTTTTGTGTGTAAGGTAATTGGGTTGCCGGTTAACTCAATCTCAAAGAACTCATGTGCAATTGCAACAATGTAACTGCGGAAAACTTCTGCTTGTGCACGACTGGCCGATAAGAATATTTGCGGATCACCACTTAACACCGCATCTTTAAATGCTTCACCTGCAAAGTAATAGGTCGCACCAATTTGACGGCTTTTAAGAATGTTTCGAATACGTTGATGCAAGTTTGCATGCATCGTTTTTTGGTATTCAAAAAGTGAGTCATACCAGGTGCCAAAATCTTCTTCGGTTAAATGGCTTACATCATTCTTACGTTTACGGCCTTTAGGTTTTGAGTTGTTTTTACCACTTGATTGATTTGTGTTGGCCTGAGTGTTTTGAGGTTGTGGATTTTTTGCTGCTTCTTCTTGCGCACGTTGTTTTTTAAGCTTTACATGCTTTTCAATAAGCATGTCGAGTTCTTTTATTTGATTACCTGTTTTATCGCTAATATCAGTTAAACAAACAATGCGCCTTGCAATGGCTTCGTCGACTTCTTCTTCACGCAGTAAATCACGCCAGCTATATTTATCAGCCCAGTAATAAACAACACGATCATTAGGCAAGTCTAATTCGCTACGAATTTCACTTGGTGTGTAGTGTCGTAAATAAAGCCGCTTTGCTGCTTCGCGTATTTCCGGTGAATAAGCCATTTAGGTGCTAATTACTCATGTAAAAATTGATAACTAGCGACAGTGTATTCATTTATAATAAGCTTATAACTGACTAAAAAACCTACCTTTTCCTAGAACATCAATCTAGGAATTTTTAAAAATCAAACCGAATGAAACGCCCATTTTTTAGGGCTATGCTGCGCTTAAATATTGGTTTTAAGTAACACGGCAAGAAAATGGCAAAGCAATCAGGTTGGGTAATTGCAGCAACAGAAGGTGCAACGGTAGACGGTCGCACCATTTCAAAAGAGTGGATTAATCAAATGGCCGAATCATATTCGGTTGATGAATATACCGCGCTTATTTGGCCTGAGCATTTTCGTTCAAGTTGGGGACCAACTGAGGGTAAAAACTGGGGCACTGTTGACGAAGTTAAAGCCGCTAAAAAAGGTGGCAAGTTACGCCTGTTTGTGAAAATAACTGCTAACGACTATCTGCTTGCTGCAAACAAAGACGGCCAAAAGCTGTTTATGTCTATTGAGCCAAACCCCGACTACAAAAGTGAAGGGCGCTGTTATTTACAAGGTCTTGCCGTTACCGATTCGCCAGCTAGCTCTGGTACCAGCCGTTTAAAATTCTCAATTGGTGATAATGAAGCTGAACACGAATATAGCCAGCTTGAAACGCTACAGCACAGTGATTTTGTTTTCACCAGTACAGAACAAAAGGCAGATATTCCAGCCGACAAACAAGAAAAAGCGCTAGGCCTGTTTGCCCAAATAGTTAAGTTATTTTCTACGGATCAGCAATCAGTTGATCAACAAGATGAAATCACCGAGGAAGAACCCATGAAACAAGAACAGTTTGATGCCCTAATGGGCAAGTTTGACGGATTAGAAACCAAGGTGACTGACCTTGAAAACAAATTCAGCAAACAGCAAAAAGGCGAAGAAAAGCCATCAAAGGCCGAAGAAACACCGCCAGCCGCAGAGCCTGAAGGTGATAAAGGCGCAGCAGGTGTTACCACTGAGCAATTCAGCCAGTTAATGGATAAGCTAGAAGGTTTTGGCAAAAAAGTGGACGGCATTGAGAAAAAATTTAACGCGCTTAGCCAAGAGCAAGAAGATCAAGAACCTAACCCATTAGGCGGCGATAGCATAGACCTGGTTTAACCCAGCTCTTCTTTTTATTAATGCATAACAGAGCGAGATAAAGCATGCACTTAAATCAAATAGCCGCTGGGTATTTAAAACATTACTCAACGCAACTAGCCAAAGCATTTGGTGTTGAAGACGTAACAAAGCAGTTTGCAGTTACACCACCAATGGAAACAAAGCTCCGCGCGGCGCTTTTAGAGTCTGTCGAGTTCTTACGCATGATCACCACCATGCCAGTCGATCAGTTAAGTGGTCAAGTTATAAAAGTGGGTAACTACGGGATTGCAACAGGGCGAAAAGAGGGTGGCCGTTTTACATCTGACCAAGACGTTGATGGTTTCAAATACCAGCTAACAGAAACCGATTCATGCTCAGCAGTTACTTGGGCGCTGTTATCTGCATGGGGTAATGCCGGTAACAAAAATGAGTTCATGCAAAAAATGAAAGACAACGCAACACAACGATTTGCACTCGATATGTTACGCGTTGGTTTCAATGGTACGTCAATCGCCGCTACATCAGACCCAGTTGCTAATCCGCTAGGCCAAGATGTAAACAAAGGCTGGCATCAAATTGTAACTGAGGAAGCGCCTGATCAAATTATGACTGACTCAGTCTATTTTGACCCAGATGGTGCTGGCGATTACAAAACGTTAGACGCTATTGTGACTGAACTTAAAAACACGCTTATTCACCCGTCATTGCGTAATGACCCACGCCTAGTTGTATTGGTAGGTAGCGACCTAACGGCCACAGCTCAAACACACATGATGAACCAAGCTGATAAGCCAAGCGAAAAAGTCGCTGCTCAGCAAATGGATAAAAACATTGGTGGCCTGCGTGCTTATACACCGCCGTTCTTCCCGGGCAAACGCATTGTAGTAACCATGCTAAGCAATTTGCATATTTATACGCAGCGAAACACATCACATCGTAAGTCTGAAAACGTTGAAGACCGGAAACAGTACGAAGATAAGTACTGGCGCAATGAAGGCTACGCAATTGAAGAGTTTGAAGCCTACGCCGCGATTGATGAAGCTGCCATGAATATTGGCGCTAAGCCTTAATAAATATTGATTTTTGGCTAGGCAGTGATGCCTAGCTTAATAATTCATTACTAATTAGAGGATCATGCCATGAGTGTCATTGCTGATTTTAAAAAACGTCGTATTGCTGCAAAAGCAAAGCAAAAAGTAGTTTCTGAAACAGGAAAAAAACTAGTTGATACATTGCAAGCTTTGGCTGATGAAGCCAAAGAAAACACCGCGCTTAAATTGCTCGCGCAGTTGCTAGGTTGTGACGAGTCAAAAGCGATTGAAACCGCTCAAGAATATGTTGATCAGAACATCACATTTTTTGACAAAGGCTTTGACCCTGCCAACGGTGAAGAACAAACCTTCTTTGCAGAAGTAACGATTGATGATGAAAACAATGTTGAAATCGTTGAAGTAAAGCACGTTGAAACTCCAACCGATGAGCTTAACACAAGCATAGCCAATGCTGACGATGCTGCAGAGTCATTAGCTGATAGTGCCGAGCAAGCAAGCAGTGCGGCAAGCAACATTGAAAGTGCCGCCGATAAAGCCAGCGATGCAGCAAGCGACCTAGCTTACAGCGCCGATGATATTAACCAAACGAACAGCGAGTTAAAGGAAGCGGTTGACGAGTTAAAAAAGCCGTCGGAGGAGCAAAAATCCTCAAATTCAAAGAGCAAAACGCAGCCAAAAAGCAACTCGAAAAAGTAAGCGTGTCGGGCTGTGGTGAATATGCACCCAGCTTGCACCTACAGCTAATTGAATTAGACGAAGACTTAAAACGACTAAAAGGCTTTGTGCGCCGAGCTGACAAAATAGCTCATAAGCGCGATGTATTACTGCCGAAGTGGTTACCAATTGTTGAAGACTACATAACGAAAGAAGGCAAACAAAATGAAGACAACCCGATTTTCTCGTATTGCACTGTATGGCTGTTTGATGTTGGCAACCTCGCTCGCGGCATCGAGCTTGGACTTCGCGCCATTGAGCTTAACCAGCCCATGGTTAAAAGCATTCGCCGCCAGTGGCCTGGTTTTATTGCCGACACTGTTTTTGATTGGGCGCAAACGCAAGCAGAAAAAGGCCACAGCATTGAGCCTTACTTTGGGCAAGTGTTCAAGCTTGTTGCGGATCATTGGAAATTACCAGAGCAAGTTACGTCTAAATATTACAAATTTGCGGGCCTTGCGTTATTGCGCACGAAAAATGGCGAAGTTACGCCATCGCACGTTGGTGACTTGCAGCGCTTACAGCAAGCCGATGGCTATTTAGCTAAAGCGCAGGAACTGCATAAGCACGCACAAGTTAAAACCGTAAGAAACAAAATAGCGATGAGAATTAGAGCGCTTGCTGAGCTTAACGCACAGTAAGCAAACCGTCTCCAAACCCTCCAGTGCATTAGCTGAGTGTTTTAAAAGGCGACTTTTAAATAATCACTGTGACGCTAACTGCACTGACCCTATGCAAAGGTAAATGGCATGACATTCGGATTTGAACATACAGCAGATGACAGCATTGAAATTGATGCTGATAGCGGCTGGCCTGTGCTTAGCACAGAAGAGTTCCGTAATCATCGCCGCATACCTGAATATTATGAAGAAACGGTAATTGCTGATTCGCTCAACCGCAGTGTGTTAGAGATTCAACAGCAAATTAATAATTATATTGCGAAAGGTAACACGGATGTTTCTTTCACCATCATTGATGGTGTGCCGCAGTTTAGCCAAAGCCAAGAAAGTGTTTACCGTGGCGCCGTGTATGCCCGCTCACACAGTGATCTTATGGGGTACTTTTCGGCAGTTGATCAAAAAGAGACGGGCAATAACAAAGCTGAAGACGTTGAACAGCAAAATCAAATTCTAGCGCAATCAAACCGCAGTATTCGCTTATTGCTTGGTCTTGGCCGTGCAGGAGTGCATTCGCTATGAGCCAAACTATTAGCCAGTTACAGCAAGTATGCGAATTTTTAGTTGCCAGCTTAAATGGTGCAATTCGTAAGAACAACATTGATGCTTGGCAAGAGCGCGGCAAGTTAATCATTTGCAATTCAGATCAAGGGCAAGACGGTTATTTAGTGGCGAGGTGGAAACACACAGCCATTATTGCAATTGAAAAATTCCCGCATAAAAAGGTTAACCCCTACAACCTGTTTGCCATGGTATGCGCGTTTTTAATTGATAGCGAGTGGCAGCGCGACGAATTCGGTTTAGATGATCCCGAAATAGACATTGATTTAATTAGTGATGACAACGCCACGGTACTGATTGAATTAGAACTGATGGATGACATTGAGCTTATCCCTGATGACAACGGGCCAGTGCAGTTTAATGGTGGTCGTTACTATGTGTCGCTTGCACCAATTAACGTGGCTGAAAATGTCGATGTTGATGTAGTGGGGCGCGCATGAGCATTGTGATCACCCCAAACAAACGCCAAGCACTCAGTGCTAAGCACCAACTACAGCTTTTAGCCTTACCAGCGAGTAAACGAGTGCGTGTTTTAAAAACACTCGGTCGTCACGAACGGGCGCTTGCTCGTAAGCGCATTCGCACTCAAACCACGGTAGATGGTGAAAAGTTTACGCCGAGCAAAAGCGGTAAAAAAGGCAAGTTACTTAAACGCATGGGCCGAACACTTGAACCGTATGTGAAAAGCAGCAACCGCTTAGAGCTAAAGCACAAAGCGGGTTTAACTGGGCGAATTGCTGCCATGCACCAAGAAGGTGGCACAGAGCGAATGACGGCAAGCCGAATGGCACGAATTCACGGAAAGCCGGATTACAAAGCGCCGTGTACTCGCGGCCAAGCCAAAGCGCTGTCAGCTGAAGGGTTCAAAGTACCAAAGAGCAAGGGAAAAGGTTACCGCCGCGCCAGTGTTAAAGAGATTCAAGCGAGTTTAAATCACGGTAAAGCAACCTTGATGCTAAGTATATTACGTGACGAAAAACAGCGTAAAAGCTGGGATATCCCTGTTGATGCTCGCCCATTTTTAGGTGACACCACCATAAACGTTCAGCGCGAACTCGCGCAGATATTAAACCAACTCAATAAACGAGGATAAGCCAATGCCACTCGGTAAAGTGCAAGTTAACAATTTGAATTTAGGGCAAGGTGACATTGAAGGTGTCGAACGACACTTCTTGTTTGTTGGCCGTGCCGGTTCAGTAGATGAAGAGAGCCAGCTATTTAGTGTTGGTGCACAAACAGATTTAGATGATGCGTTTGCAGATAGCGCGTTAAGAACGCAAGTTAAAGCTGCACAACTTAACGCAGGCCAAAACTGGACCGCAGCGGTTTACCCGCTTGCAGAGGGTGAAAGCATCGTTGATGCGATTGATCGCGCAAACGAGGTACAAAGCTTTGAAATGGTGGTGGTGTGTGACGAGCAGAACACTAGCGCAGGCCTTACCGATATCCATGACCACCTAACATCACTACAAGCCAAATTAGGTCGTTTTGTTTCTAGCTTAGTTGCGTTACCTGGTATTGATGTAGCAACACAAACATGGGCTGCGTATGAAGCCGCAACCATTGCTATTCAAAATGGTATTGCCGCGCATTTAGTGGTGCCAGTGCCACAGCTGCACGGCAATAACGTGGGTGTATTAGCTGGCCGATTATGTGACCGCAGCGTAAGCATTGCAGATAGCCCAATGCGTGTGGCAACAGGCAGTGTGTTAGGGCTAGGAGATGCACCGGTTGATACAGACGGCGAGCCATTATCACTTGCCACATTAGAAACACTAGCCAATAACCGCATGAGTGTGCCGCAGTGGTACAGCGACTTTGAAGGTGTGTATTGGAGTGATGCACAAACGCTCGATGCAACGGGTGGTGACTATCAATACCTTGAACACTTGCGCCCAGTACACAAAGCCAGCCGACAAGTGCGCGTATTAGCGATTCGTCGAGTTGCTAACCGTTCGCTTAACTCAACACCGAACAGCATTGAGTTAAACAAAGCGTATTTTATGAAGCCGCTACGCGAAATGAGTAAAAGCACGACTATCAACGGGACGGCGTTCCCGGGTGAAATCACACCACCTATTGAAGGGGACATCACCATTGAATGGACCAGTAATAAAAGCGTGGTGATTTACCTTATTTTGCGTCCATACAACAGCCCGAAAGAAATTACCGTCAACATCATGCTTGATTTAAGCAGCAACTAGGAGCAGTCATCATGCGTTTATCTGGAATGAATTTTAACGTCAACTTAGGTGACATTATGGTGCATGTGGACACGGCCACGTTATCGATCACTGATAACAGTGCGGTATCACAAACTGGGGGTGTGCCTGATGGTGCAGTTGATGGTGATGTATCGGCAAATGGTGAGCTGTCAGTTAATGCGAGTAACTTTGCACTTATCTCAGATGCAGCTAAGAGCGCCGGTTCTTGGCGTGGTATGGAAACGTTCGACATCATGTTTTATGGCAAGACCTCAAAAGATGAAATGAAGGTTGAAGCATTTGGTTGTCGCATCAAGCTCAGTGACATTTTAGACATTGATAAAAAAGGCGGGCAAGCAAGCTTATTTAAAATCCCGTTTGATGTAACGAGCCCTGACTTTGTTCATATCAATGGTGTGCCGTACTTACGACCAGACGAAATCGAAAACATAGTGCAGTAAAGGTGAGCGTGAATGGATTTTATTGATCACCTAGTTATTGCACAGGAACGCGCTGAACAACGCTTTGTTGATCAGCGACTAAAAGGACTTAACAACAGCCACAAACTCAGTGCAACGGAATGCATTGAGTGTGGTGACCCAATACCAAAAGCACGGCAAAAAGCATTACCAGGTGTACAGCGCTGCGTACCGTGCCAAGAGTTGAGCGAGTAGCAATATGAATGCATTAAAAATCAGACTGATTAAAGAGCTCATTGACCGTGAAGGGGGTTATGTCAATGACCCAACAGATCGTGGTGGTGAAACCATGTATGGCATTACCAAAGTCGTAGCACGTGACTTTGGCTACACAGGTGAAATGCAAGACATGCCATATCAGACTGCATTTTTAATACAAGATCAGCGCTACTGGTCACCGCTGAAATTGAGCAAGATAAGCGTGTTAAGTGAATCACTTGCCGAGCAGTTATTTGACTTTGCTGTTCATTCAGGTGTGAGCACCTCGGCTAAGGCATTACAAAAAGCGCTAAATGTGCTTAACAAATGCCAATCACTTTACCCAGATTTGGTGGTTGATGGCATACCTGGTAGCAGAACAATCAGTGCCTTAACTGACTATGCTGCAGTTCGAAAAAACAGAGGCCTTGATGTGTTGGCAGAAGCCGTTCGGGGGCAACGTATTAGCTTTTGTATTGACATAGCGGCCAACGATGAAAGCCAAGAGAAGTACCAGTTTGGTTGGTTAGACAGAATTGTGAACTTGTAAGGGGCAGCGTATGGAATGGCAAAAAATCGCAAACACGGTTGGTGGTATCGCTGGCGCTGTTGCTCCGTTATTGAGTGGCCCAGTTGGTTTAGCTGTCAGTATTGGTAGCCAAATTGCGGGAGCTTTAGGCACGGACAACACGCCAGAAGCCGTGGCAGCAGAGTTAAAGAATAATCCTGATGCTGCTTTGACGTTGCAAGAGTGGGCGCATGCTGAGCGAGAGCAAATTCGCCAAGCGAATATTGAGCTGCAAAAAATTGCATTGGAAGAATACAAAGCCGAATTGCAAGACAGACAAAACGCTCGTAACGAGCATAAAGATCATTGGATGCCGTCTACGTTAACCATTCTATTGTTTGTTTTATTTTCGGCCGTATTGGGGGCGTTGTTTTACGGGCCTGATATTGAAAGAAATCGAGACTTAATTGTGTACTTGGTCGGTAACTTATTTGTGCTATTAGCAAATGCTGCTGCGTTTTGGTTAAGCGCAAATAAAAGCTCAAATGACAAGGATAAGCTAATGAGCCTAATGCAAAAAACAGCCAGTCAAGGAGCCGTTAAATGACCTTAACGAATTGGATTTTAGTGATCATCGGCATTGTAAGTTTAATTCTAACAGTCGTCATACCGATTATCGTTTACCTATTTAGCAGTAATGCAGCGACGCGCCAAGAGCTGGCGCAACACAAAACCCATGTCGCGGAATACTACGCGACCAAGGATGATGTAAAGGATCTTGGTGACCGCATGGAGCGGCAAATGAAACAGGGATTCGAACAACTTAAAGAATTACTTAATAGCAGGAATACAGCATGAACCAGACCATTACCCTAACCATTGGCAGTAAAGACTTTACGTTCAATGTAAGCACTAATGATTACAACGGTTATATCAACGACATTATGCCGAATAACAAGGTTGCACCAGCACACAATCTAGTTATGCGCACAGTCGATGAAAGCAACAAAAAAGAGTTGCGCGAGTTAGTTGATAAATCACCGGGTGCAGTGCTGCAAATTGCAGGCTTATTGCAACAGGAGTTCGCGCCAGCGCTTGAGATCAGCGTAAAAAAATAGACGCGCTGGTTGAAGCCATTAGCAACAACCCGCTTGAGCAAATGTTGACGTTTCGCCGTCATCTTTTACCGCATGAAGATGACAGCGAACATAACTTAGCAAGGGCAGCATGGCTGATAAAACGCCAGCGTGAAGATTTAGAAGCCATTGTGATTAATGCAGTTAGCAAAGCCTTTGGGGGGTAGTAAATGAGTTTACCGCAACCACTTATGTTTACAATCGGGTTAATTGACCAAATCACTAAACCCATTGCAAAAATAAGCCATAGCTTAAATGGCCTATCAAGTGACTATCAAACGGGCACCATGAAAATGGCGTCTGGTGTGGCAGGCATTGCGGCCAGCGGTTACGCATTACAAAACGCACTCATGCCCGCCATTGAAATGGATCGGGTACTGGGTGAAGTTAAATCTCTCGGTGTACGTGAGTCTGCATTAAAACAATTAACGGATACCTCTTATCAGTACGCCCTTAAATATGGCAAATCTGCCACTGAGTTCGTGAGCTCAAGCTATGACATTCAAAGTGCGATAGCAGGGCTTAATGATGCTGATTTATCAGCGTTTACGATGTCGAGCAACATACTTGCTGCGGCGACTAAATCAGATGCAGCCACCATCACTAATTACATGGGTACCATGTACGGCATTTTTAAAAACCAAGCTGAAACCATGGGTAAAAGTGCTTGGGTTGAACAAATCACAGGGATGACGGCGCAATCAGTACAAGCGTTTAAAACCACAGGTAGTGAAATGTCGGCGGCGTTTACTTCTCTTGGCGCTGATGCAAATAGCGCAGGCATTGCTGTGAATGAACAAATGGCAATTCTTGGCACATTGCAAGCGACGATGTCGGGCAGTGAAGCAGGGACTAAATATTCCGCGTTTTTAGCGGGGGTAGGTAAAGCACAATCTGCGTTAGGACTGACCTTTACTGACAGCCAAGGGCGCATGTTGCCTATGGTTGATATTTTAACGGAAATTCGCAGCAAATATGGTGATGTGATTGATGTTGCCGAAGGTGATCAACTTGCCAAAGCATTTGGTTCAAAGAACGCTGTATCAACCATCAAGTTATTACTGACAGACATTAATGGCTTGAATGACTCAATTAACTCACTTGGCCAAGTAAACGGCATGCAAAAAGCCGAAGAAATGGCAATGGCCATGACTGACCAAAGCGAACGGTTAGCACAAAGCTGGTATGTGATACGTGCTGCATGGGGCGCAGCCATCTTACCCGCCTTTAATGATTTTGTGGGGCTTATAGCTGATATGGGCACCAATGTTGTGTGGTTTACGGAGCAGTTCCCAACGTTAACGCGGTGGATTGGCTATGCAGCGGTTGCAGTATTGGGGCTTGTTGCGGCAGGCGGTTTGTTCACTGTGATCATGGGTGCGAGCAAAATGGCTATGGTTGCATGGGGTGTTGCGGCAATGACATGGACAGGGATCACCACCGCATTAAGTGCAGGCCTAAGCACCTTACGCAGTGTGATGTTTGCTTTAAATATTGTGATGTATGCAAACCCGATTGGCTTAATTGTAGCGGCTATTGCTGCGGCCATTGTTGCAGTGGGGGCGTTGATTTACTACTGGGACGACTTAAAAGCTAGCTTTGCGGATATCAGCTGGATCAACGTTTTACTAACTGGTCTTGAATACGCATGGAAAGCGGTTGAAGTGTTGTTTGCCCCACTATTGTGGGCGATTGAAGAGTTAGCCGACCTAGCAGGAGTTGAGCTTGATACCAGCTTTGAGGGTATGAAAAAAATGATAGGCGTAGAAGCGATTGCCCCCCTTGAAGGTAAAACCGTTAAAGGCGGAATAACTCAACAGATCAGTAATGCTAACCAGCAAAAATCAACCTCTGTTGGCACTGTGAATGTATACCCTGCAAAAGGTGATAGCAGTTACATGAACTTTGTGGAGATGCATTCATGAGTTTTTATCGTGATCTGCACATTGAAAGTGGTGATGTGGTGTTAGATGCAGGCCACAACCCGCGTTATTTAAGTGATCGTGATGTGATAGCACAAGATATTGTGCATGCCATTTTAGATACAGGCCTTGCCAATTTACTGGTAAGTGACAGAGGAACGAGTGTGACAAACGACACTAAGACCCGTATCAAGTTATTGGTTGAAGATGATGAGCGGATCATGCCTGGCACGGTACAAGTGACCGAAAACGAAATTAAAAAAGGGCAATGGTGGGTGCATGCAAAAACCATTGAATTTGGTGATATTTCATCGTTGATCATAGGGGCGTAGTGATGGCTGATGAAACAGCGAACATTGATTTTAAGCGCATTGTAGAAAATGCGGGTATTCCAACCACTGAAGAGGGATGGAAAGCCTTATTCAAAGAAGACGTTGAAGCTGAGGGCAGTATTATTGCAAATGACTCGCCGTTCTCACCGTTTTGGCGTGTGATCACCGCAATTGTAGCAAAGCCAGCTAACTGGATAGTTAACAAGGTACTGATTGAAAAAATACTACCAAACTTGTTTTTAAAAACCGCCACTGACAGCGCGTTTATAGAAGCGAAGGCATGGGAACATGACCTAACACGTAAAAAAGAAGAACGTGCGCAAGGCAAAGTGCGTTTCTATCGTGCTGCTCAAGCTGGCCCAAGCTTACTTATAAGCGCAGGAACCGTGATACAGACAGATGCAATCAACGGCACGGTGTATCGCGTGTTGACAATTGACGATGTAATTCTGCCTGAAAACCAAGGCAGTATTTTAGTGCCGGTGATCGCTGAGTTTGCAGGAGCGGCGTATAACTTAGGTGCAGGGTATTACCATATATTACCCGAGTCGGTCACCGGAATTAGTAATGCACTTAATGATGATCAGTGGCTTGATGTTTTGGGCGCAGATGCTGAAACAAACGAAGAGTTAAAACTAAGAACCCGCAACGCATTTACAGCTGCTGCGCCTTGGCATATTGATGCGGTATATCGCGCTATGCTCACCGAACGTAGCGGCCTAGACACCGACAATATTTATTTTGAGCATGATGCGCCGCGAGGTCCTGGTACTGCAAATGCGTTTATTTTGTTAGATACAGGTGAACCAAGCCAAGTACTTATTGATGACTTAAACAACTATGTCATGGCAAAAGGCTATCACGGCCATGGTGATGACTTACTGGTGTTGCCGATGCCAGGTGTTGATGTGGCTGTTGCAGTCACTATTTATCCGCATACCTACTTACTTGACAGCGAAGTAGCAACATTACTCAACGATGTTGAAAACTTTATCCGAAGTGCATTTAGAGAAAACACTGATTACTCAGTCACACGCACAAAACCACAAAGCAGATTTAGCTTTAGTCGTTTAGGACAAGAGCTACACCGGGAGTTTGAGGGAATCGACTCATTAAGTTGGGGGCAAGGTGATATTACCAGTGAGAATGATGTTCCGCGCTTGGCATCATTAACAGTAACAGATGGTAATGCATCATGAGCATAGATTGGAAAACCATCACCAAAATGCCGTACTGGCTAGCGCGGCCAGCAGGTGAGCTCGATAAGTTACGCAAAGGCGCGGTGCGATTTTGGCAGCGTGTAAGTGAAATGCTTGCATGGCCTGCAAAGCAGCTAGACCCGATGACCGCAGAACTAGCCCTTGTGCATTTACTTGCATGGGAGCGAGATATTACGCAAATCCCAAATGAAACAGAGCAAACCTACCGAATCCGCGTTAAGTACGCGCTGCAATTTGCTAAAGGGGCAGGAACGCAAAGTGGTTGGTATTTCATGTTTGAGAAATTAGGCACACCGTGGATCACCATCGATGAGCGTGTGAGTGAAGTCGATTGGGACGTAGTGAGCTTGCAATTGTTAGATTCAGACTTAGCAGAGCGAAACCACCTAATTGACAATATTTGCAGGCAATACGGTCGAACGACTCGCCGCTATGAATACAGCACTATTGCAAGCATGCCGCTTGTCGCACCCCCTAATGACTTTTCACATGAAAACTTAACGGGTTTTGCAAAGTTAAGTGACGACATGAGCCCAAAATTAGGGCTAGCGGTAATGGACAACGAATCACATTTTATTATTGCAACAAATAAGCAGCTTATTAGCTAAAAGAGGAATTAACATGGCTTCAATTATTACAATCGCAGGTGAAAAACTTTTTGCTGCTAAAGCACAAGCTAATGAGCAGTTAGATATAGACACGTTTATTTTTGCAAATGTGCCAGGGCAAGATGCTACAGCACCAATTAATCGTGAAGAAGGGTTACCAAATGACTACATTGTTCATCAACAAATCGTTCAGCAAGTTGGCCGTATTAATGACAACGTAGTGGTGTATTCGACGGTTCTTGATAGTGTGACAGGCCCATTTGAATTTAACTGGGTAGGTTTGTATTCATCAATTAACGACACATTGGTTGCTATCAATCACATTCCGACTACACCAAAAACCGTGACGGCTGACGGTGTTGCGGGTAACACTTTAAATCGTAACTTTGGTATCGAGTATTCGGGTATTGCTGATTTAACAGGTATTGATGTCGCACCAGAAACTTGGCAGTTAGATTTCACAGCTCGCTTGCAGGGAATGGATAAGTTAACCCAGCAATTAGCTTCTGATATGAATGGTAAAGATTGGTTTATAGGTGATGGCTTTAAAGTTGAGCCAAGAGAAACGGTAAATACTTTTAGAATTTTACCAGGCGTAGGTTATGTAAGTGGCCTACGCGTAGAGCTTGAGAACGAGCATATTTTTAACGTGGAAAGTTACCCTAAATTTGTTTATGTAGATGCTTGGTTTGAAGGTAATGCTAACAGTGAATGGTCTCCATCATTAGCTTTCACTTTAAGTGACACAGAAATAGATGACTACACCGATGATTCGGGGGTAAAACATTACGTTAATAAATTAGCTGAATTAACAGCATTTCATACGGTTGAAGATTTAAGGCCAGAACAAATACAGGCATCTAAAGAATTCGTTAATAAAGTTACTGCAGATGTGACGGATGGAATTCTTGCAGGAAAAACATGGCCAAATGAGCCCGACAGAAGCGCAAAAATAGGTGATTTAATAGAGGATGAAGTTGAATTTTTAAGAGTCGCAGGAACGTTGTACCCAATTGCTGGTGTTGCGCTTGGTGAAATAACTGAATTGAACTTAACAATAAAGCCATACCATTGTGTGATTGGAGCTGAAAAATATTGGCTCCTTAATCAGAGGTGGTTTGATCGGTTTGAAATTGATGTAAGGGCATTTTGGCCAATTGGCGATAATATAGCTGATGATAGTGAGCCATGGGCTAAGGCATTAGATTACTGCACGGAAAATAAAATAACGATACGTGGGGATGGGCAGTATTATATTACTAAGCCTCTAATAGCAGGCTGTGCAATGAATTTACAAAGGTGCACACTAAATTATAAAGAAGGATTCATAGGAACCGCATTTACAGTGGGTTTAGACGGGAATGATGAAAGAAATACAAATAACACTTTTAAGTTACCTAAAGTAAAAGTAAAAAAAACAAATTTAGGGTGGGTAGCTAGCAACATAGGGGTTTATTGCAAAAACTTATATACATCAGATATTCACATACCAGAAGTAGAGAATTTTTTACATGGAGTGAGAGTTGAAGGGGTTAATACGGGGAATGTTTATAATCGATATTATTTAGGAAGAATAGTTAATAACTTTATAAATTTAGAATTATGGCAGGGTCCAGGCACTGGCTGGTGCAATGAAAATAACTTCTTTGGAGGTAGGTTAGCTTTTTATTCGAAAGAGGTTAATCATGGGACTGGTACGAAACAAATTTACTTAAGAAAAGAGAATGACTCATTAAATTCAAATAACGGGCCTAACAACAATCGGTTTTACGGTATTTCTGTTGAAGGAAATGTACAATCTTTAACTATTGACGTTGATGCAAAATGTCCATATAACATATTTCAAGGACTTAGATATGAAGGTTCAGGGCATAAAGTAAGGTTAAATGGTGATAGGAATTGCTTTTTCTATGGTTATGGACTCTCTAATGTTGAGTTCTTTGGCAATGGTTTAAGAAATGATGTTTTTAATGATATGTATAGAGACTTTAGTGGTTCAGATAGCGAGTCATGTGTAAGAGTCAGAAACCTATACTCAGACAATTCTTCTGCATTATCAATTTACAATATAGCTAATGAAAGAACGATAGATTTAGTATCCAACAAAGGTGTAGGCGTTAAACGAGGGATAAAAGAATATCATGAAATGGTAATCGATAGTTCAGGGATAAGAAGTGGTGATGGTGATGCAAATCCTGATTATATGCTAAGGAAATGGTCAAACTATATTAGGTTTCAGAAACCATTAAAAATTGAATCAGGGGTCTCTTTCTTTGATAAAGACCCCGTGATTGAAAAGCCAGTGATAGTGGGTAATAGAAATGGCAATGAAGCTTTAAGCAATTTGATTAGTGCCTTGAGTGATTTAGGTTTAATAGATAATCAGAGTACTTAAAATGCTAACCCTTAACTCAACATCAATTGCTCTTAAGTCACTTCGCATCACGGCAAGCCAAGAGCTTGCCAGCGAAGATGCAAGTGGGCAAACCTCAAATACGGACAGCGCTGAAACAGGCATGAAAGCGAAAATGCTGACAGTGTCGGGGCTGATCCCTTTTAAAAACGCACAAATACTCACTGATTTATACACCATGGCCGAAGCGACAGAAGCTGGCGCCCGTGTTATTTACCGGATAAGTAACATTACTGCTGAAGCAATTGGTATTAAGCAAGTACGCTTTAGCAGCAAGATTGAAGCAGTTGAGCAAGAAACAACACGCCAATGGATGGTGACGTTTACTCTTGCTGAGTATCGTTCAGTACCACAAAAAGTAGAAGAGCGAACCGCTGAACCTACCGCGGCAGAGCAGGGCGGTACTAGCAATATTCGATACGCTAATTTACAGCAGCACCTGCAAGAAAACTTCGCTACTTTGAGGACTGTATAATGGCGGGTCCAAATGCTAGGTTTATTTCACGCGCGTATGTAAACGATCAGAAAGTGGAATTAAAAGACCACTGGATTGTGCTAAATGACTCAGCCCCTGGTACGTGCCAGATAAATGTAAGGCAACCAGCAACAAAGCTCGATACTGTAAAAGTCGATCTTGGTTGGGGGGATATGGTGGACCGCGTGTTTAATGGCTATGTTGAGCGTGTTTTACCCAGTGTAAATGGGTGGTTCACGTTATTTTGTCGCGAATGGTCATCAGCGCTCATGTTTAATTTAAGTGTGATGTTACGCCATGCCACAATGCGCCAAGTATTAAACGAGATAAGCAATCAAACAGGTGTTGAGTTTGTGATACCCGATAAACCATATTCAGACTCAGCTGCACCATGTTTTTATAGCGATGGATCAGGGTTGTCTATGCTCGATAACATTGGCCGAATTTATAAAATTAGTGACTTTATTTGGTATCAACAGGGAAATGGCAAAGTATTTGTTGGCAGTTATGCCGATTCGTTTTGGTCAGATAAGCCTGTCACAATTGCCACATCTTTAATGACAGAGCATCAAGCGGGTAAGTCGGCCATGATGCCAGCTGCACCCATGGTTCGCCCGCATGTAATGGCGAATAACGAGCGCCTGAGTAAAGTTGAGTTCAAAGAAACAAACATGACGATAAGTTGGTAACTATGGAAAAAGTAATTCATCGTATCGTGCGCCGGCTATTTCCAGAACTAACCAATCAGTTACATTTACCACGCTGGGGAAAGGTCGTTGCATTGCCGGAACTACCCACCGAAGACGGGGAAAGAGGGAGTGACCCGTTTTACCCACGTTATGCAGTTGATGTTCAATTATTAGATGAGAACGGAACTGAAACCAAATCAAAAGTTTTACAGGCCGTGCCGCTACCTTTACCAGGCGCAGGAGATAAAGCAGGCCGATTAGAACCACCTGCACCAGGTAGCATAGTCGAATTAGGCTTTGCTTATGGCCGTGCTGATAAACCATTCATTAGAACAGTTTTACCTTTTGGTTGGGACTTACCCGCAATCAAAGAAGGTGAAGTGAGAACACAGGTTCGTGAGGGGGTTTATCAGTTTATTGATGATCAAGGTAACTTCGAAAACAAAACAGATAAGTCACTAAATGAAATCATAGGTGACCTAGCACAGCTTGAGTGCAAAACCCGAAAAGTAATAGCAACAGAGTTAGCACAGCTAGAATGTGAAACCCACAAAGTAACAGCAAGTACAGAGCAAGAGTATAAAAGCCCTAAAACATGGATAGGCAGCGACGGCGAGAATGTACTTAAATTATTATCAGAGTTGATGGCAACAGTCAGCGCATTAGCTAGTGTTTGTGCCAGCCACACACACTCAGGCGTTGCAGCTGGCCCCGCTAAAACCGCAGCACCAGACCAAGCCGGAGATTTTAGCGGCAAAGCATCCGAAGCCGAAGGACAAAAGGGAAGGCTTGACCCAATAACCAAATAGCACCACAGCTCACCAACAAAGCCCAGCCACTCGCTGGGCTTTTTAGTACCCGCCATTCCCTGCAGTAAAGTTATCACCGTCTATGCTGGCCACACGCATTCTGCTCACGTAATTCAGCACCACACAAAAACTATCTCACGAAATCCGCACTCTTCCTCCCCTCCCGCGCACCGTTTTAGTGCATTTTTATTTCACTTTTTAAGTTCGCAGTTTCTACCTCTAGGCCGCACAGTATATAGGGTCATTAGCGGATCAAAGATCTGAAAAGATCGAAATTAATTTCAGTGTTTTTCAGTTTAAATGTATGTAATTAAAAAGAAATTCAAAATAATAAGATTGTTAATCAACAACTTAGCTAGTTTACGTGAGGTTTTAAAGATCAAGATGGGTTTTTAAGTGGCAATAAAGTAAATATAAAACAATGACTTAACAGAAAACAAAAATGAAATTTAAAAACAGGGATTTTAAGAGAGAAAGTCAGGGTCACCCGTCAGATAAAAACTTATCATGCAATTTATGCGGAAATAATTGGGTATAAACCTGCCACAGAATGTTTAAATTACGGTGACCTGTCACTTGGGCCACTTCTTCGATTGAATAGCCTTTTTCAAACAAACGGCTAGCACCTTCACGGCGCAGATCATGATAGCGTAAGTCCTCAATACCCAAAGTATTGCGTACACGTTGAAAACCAGATGAAACAGACTTAGGGTTATAAGGAAAAATCAATTCATCATCTTTTGGTTGTTTAATAACTATATCAAAAGAGCCTGCAAGCAAAGGAACTATCATGTGATTGCCTTCTTTTTTACGTGGGTCTTTTCTGTCCCGAACTAAAATAGTTTTATGTTCTTCGTTCAGATCGTCCCAACGCAACTTACACACTTCACCGATACGCATACATGTTAAAATACTAAAATCCAAAATATCTAAAAAGGGGATTCTTACTTTGCCGTTAGGCCTAAAGTTCATACGTTCTTGTAAACCATCGCGCAATTTATCTAATTCGTTTTCAGTAGGGCGTCTAGTGCGCTTTTGGCTTTTCCCAACTAACCCCATTTCAATTAGCACCGGCACTGCATCTTCGAAAATTTTATAGTTAGCATCGATGTTCCATACTGGCCCCGCTTTTTTCATAACACTGCGTAAATAGGCAATGTCATGATAAATGGTTGCTGGCCCAGCTCCTGCACTTCTGCGGTTTTTACAATGCTCGATTAAATCACTGGTTTTAAGTTCGTTAGATTCTACTTTGGCAATATCGCAATCAATCAGCATCTTTATCACAAACTGTTTTGTGCGGCCTGTAGCATTCCAAAGTTCGTGATTTTCGTAATACATCATTAAAAGTGTGCCTAGGGTGACCGCTTCTTTTGCTTCAGTCACCCTAGATTGCTCAATAGCGTTAACTTGTTTCTTGCCCCAACTATCAGCCAACACTCTTTTACTGAATGTTTTGCTTTCATTGTGTATAATCTTGCCCTTAGATTTCTCGCGAACTACGCATTTATAGCGGTATTCGCCAGAAGCAAGACGGCGTTTTTCGATAGTGTAAGAAGCCATTGAGTAACCCTAAGTTATTGATCAGTCCTACCCCGCTGGGGTGACTATAGGGTGAATGTATATCGAAACTCGCGGCAATTCAAGGCAATTCAAGGCAATTCGAGTTATATGAGTAACACACTAAATAAGGGCTCTAGCCCAGTAATGGCAGGTAATACAGAGTTTAGACGGTTTAGCGTGGCACCCATGTTAGATTGGACTGATCGTCATTGTCGAACATTCCATCGTAAAATGACAAAACATGCTGTGCTTTACACCGAAATGGTGACAACAGGTGCTATTTTATTTGGTAAGGGTGATTACTTACACTTTAATCAACATGAAGGTCCTGTTGCGTTGCAGCTGGGTGGGTCTGACCCTGACGCACTTGCTAAATGTGCTAAGTTAGCGGCAGAGCGCGGTTATGACGAGGTTAACCTTAATGTAGGATGCCCATCTGATCGCGTGCAAAACGGTCGTTTTGGTGCGTGTTTAATGGCTGAGCCAAAGCTTGTTGCTGAGTGTGTCGCGGCGATGAAGGCTGAAGTATCGATTCCAGTGACCGTTAAAACACGGATCGGAATTGACGAGCAAGATTCGTATGAGTTTTTATGTGCTCTGATTGAAGCAAGCCACGATGTAGGCTGTGATGACTTTATTATTCATGCCCGTAAGGCATGGCTAAATGGGTTAAGCCCGAAAGAAAACCGTGAAATTCCGCCGCTTGATTATCCGCGAGTTTATCAACTCAAAAAAGACTATCCGCAACTGCACTTGAGTCTAAACGGTGGCGTGAAAACGATTGCTGATACAATTACGCACCTTGATTATGTTGATGGCATTATGATTGGTCGTGAGGCATACAGTAATCCATTCATTTTAAGTGACGTTGACGAAAAAATTTACGGTGATACCCCGTTTACTCTTAATCGTCATCAGGTTGTGCGAGCTATGTATGATTACATTGAAGATGAGATGAGCCAAGGCGCGAATTTTTGGCATATTGCTCGCCATATGTTGGGTATTTTCCAAGGCCAGCCGGGCGCGCGAGGCTTTAGACGCCACCTTTCAGAAAATGGTCATGGCAAAACGGCCGATTTAAGTGTTATGGATAAAGCATTGAGCTTTGTACCAGAAATTTAA